GCCAAAGAACCCTTTGAGGAAGTCGTTTCCAAAGGACATGAGTATTAACCTGTAACTACGTCGCCTACAGTTCTGCCAACAGTAGCACCGATACCGTCGCCGATTGGTGTCTGAATAGCATTGTCAAATCTCAAGCTCATAGCAATTGTAGCAGGTGAGCTTTCACTGTAATCAAGATTACCATAATCAACACTGGCCACATAGCAACCATACAATTCCCAAGTTTCTAGAACTGTTGGTGTGCTTGCACCGTTGCCGCCATCCAGTACCTCACAACGAGTGATAAACTTATAGTCAATACCACTGGCAGCACTAGCCATTTCCACAAAGTCCATTTGCTTCTGTAGTTGTTCACCAACAAGTTTAGCAACCTGTCCACCTGCATCGTCACGGAAGTTCACTGTGACTGCTTGCCACTCGTGCTTGCCAGCTAGATAGATTCTGCTGTTGTAAATTGGAATTTCCATTTCTTGAAACTGCACGTTAGGACGAGTAAAATCCATAACCTGCTTGGTCAATTCTGTTCTAGGTGTGCTCACACCCATGTTTTCAAATATCACTCGGAAGCGATACTTCAATTTTGGCATCAACAGGCCCTGTGTTGGATTGCTTTGATCACTTGCCAAAGGCACTGTCATTCTAGTTAATGATGATACTGCCATCTCTCTCTCCTATGTTACAGTTATTTATGATGTTTGAGACCACAAAAAAACAGGGCCTCGGCCCTGTTTTCCTGCTTTAAGGTGCTTTAAACAGCACTTGAGCTGGCAACTTCGCCTGCTTGTATTTCGCCAGTGTTCTTGATTCTAACAGGAATAAAGATAAACTCCACTGCCTTAACAGGTTCAATCGCGATATCCACATACAGCTCGTTTCTGTCAATACGTGCTGGTGTGTTGTTGCTTTCGTCACACACTACCAAGTAGTCAAAAATACCACGCTTGGCAACTAGATCGTTCATCAAGCCTTCGATAGCACCTTTGATCTCATCGCGTGTTAGCTGATCATTTGGTTCGAAAATAAAACTCTTGCCAATGCTTTCCAGTCTGCCGCGAATGAATGCAACCAATCGTGCTACATTGATTCTGTCAAGTGCGCTTGGTGTGCTGGCTTCTGTCTTGTTACCATAGTTAACAATACCAGTACCCGGTATAAACGTAATTGGGTTGATACTGTTTTCGTACAAGGTATCTCTTAAGCCTTGGCGTACTGCTGTGCTTTCAAATTCACCAGTTTGCGCATTTACATAACCAATAGCTGTAGCGTTGTCAACTGTGCCACGGCGTGTACCAGCTGGTGCCAACCAAGGGAAGCTTACATCATCACTGCGTACAATTGTGCGCATGATCATGTGACTTGGTGGAACAACCACTGTGTTGCCACTGAGGTCTGTGGTTTGTGCACTTGGATAGAATGTGCCCAGATATGGATCGCTGGTAACCAGTCCATCCTCGCTGTCTGTGCCTTCACCATTGGCATTTGTTGCCCAATCGATAATAGCTTCTCCAGTGTCTTCCAATCTAAGTGGTGTATCACCGATAACAAATGCAGTGTTGTTGCGCTCGTTGTTAAGTGCAACCATGTTTGAGATAAGCTCTGGGTATCCTGGAGCGGCAATCAAGTTGAATGTTCTTTGCTCTTCGCGAATATCTGTGTTGGCATCTATACCTGCTTTCATTGCACTCACTACCAACTGGCGTTGTGCTTTTCGTCCCATATATGGCGAGCCATCGTTTTTATTAGCGTTAGCAGTAACCCAAGCATCTTTTGTGCTAGGCAGACTGTCATCTGGAAAATCAGTGGCATTGAAATAGTCGACACGGAACTCTTTGACATTGAACCCGCTTCTGCGCAAGTTGAACAGAAGCATGCCTGCTGGATATAACGAGCTGTCTGGAGCATCAATGTCAAGATAGTCACTGGTCAACAAACTGGTAATACTTGGTATATCTGCTGTGATAGGATCCACTGTGCCGCTGGTTGCCCAACGTGCATCAGCAAATAGCACACCATCTGTTGTGGTTTGATCTGTGTTATCAATTAACACCCACTGATCAACTCCGCTTACTCTTTCCCAACGATATATGCCTGGATAATTTTCTAGGTCGCTGGTATCAATCCATAGGTCACCAAACACCAGTGCTGATCCGTCTGTTTGTGCTGTGGGTGCACTTGCACTCACTATCGGGCCTGTGCTATTTGTTTGACTGAGATCGTATCCTCTTGCATCACTGGTGACATTTTGATAGCCTTTCCATGCTGTACCGTCGTGAATCATGATATCAACCTGATCAGTTGCACTGTAGTACCAATAAGTACCATTTGCTGGATCAGTGCTTGGCTCACTTGTACTGGCAGTATAACCGTTGTCTCCACCTAACGCAATCCAGTTACTTAAAATTAAATCGCTGTCGTTCCCTGCACGAACGCCATCCAAAGCAGAAGTGATTCCTGCATCTGCAACTGGTGTTCCTGATGTGTCCTTGAGTACAATTACTCCGCCTAGTGTGTGTTGAATGTTAACAGCACCGCTAGCAGTGACACTTGCAGTTGTGTTTGCCACGTTAGCAGCTAAAAATGCTTCAACAAAATCAGCGGCTGATGTACCGCCTAGAGTTGCTGTTACAGCACTGGTTAGTGTGGTACTATTTGCAGCACTGGCTTGAATTGTAAAAGTATCTGTTCCAGTGAATGTAGGGGCAGTATCATCTCCTGTAATACTGGTAGCTCCAGTTGCAAAACGCTCAAAAATTTTCAGTGTGAATGTGTCATCTTCACTGACATCATACTGGGCATAGGTGTTTTCTGCTAATATGTTTTGTCCGCCGCCTGCTGGATCAAGTTCTTTGTTAGCAGTCTGGTCATTTTCGTAGATTGGACATGCTTGTTCTACAAAGGCAGCCAGTGTAGAATCCCACTGCTTCACACTTAGATCTGCACCCAAGTTAACACTAGTGGTTTTACCCCACACACTGCCTGTTGGATGAGGCTGTTCGTCAGTGGTTCTCCACTGCGGATTTGTGTAGTGTGGGCTTTGTTGTACCAATGGAGCATAATAAATTCTTGGCGAAATTCCCACATCAGTGAGAATTGTGCCTGTGCCGGCAGCAATGTCAAGAATACCGTTGCCGTCATTGGTACTACCATCGTTGGTAGCATCACTGTCTATATACAATTGCAATTTACCGTCAACAACTTTTGCTGCAACACCTGCAATGCTTGCATCGTTGATATCAATGGCTAAACTACTTGCAGTAGTGCCACTTGCTGTGATCAGTGTGTCGTTTAAAAAGATTGTGTGCCCAGCTGTGATTGTAGGACTAGTCTCAGTGCCGATAACACTGGGCCACGAATTCTTCCAGTCGTCGCTGCCTACCAATACCCAGCTGTTTGCGGCAACAATTTCTGTGTTGCCTGCTGTAGCTGTTACAGTGAGTCCTGGACTCTTGTAATACAGTGGGTTGTTTGCATTGGTTGCCACAATGGCATAATCACCAATACTGCCAATGCTAGCTTTGGGTATGCCTGTGTCTAAATCGTCTGTGCTGGTGATCACAGTGGGTACTTTATTGGTAAATGTGTTAGTGGTTGCGCTCCATTCAAAAATACCCCATTGTGTAGAATCTGTGTCTAACCACCAAGCACCTGCCGCAGGATTGCCTGTTGGTCTAGTGAGACTGGCTGTGAGCTCACTCAAGTCAATGTTTACACGCTGAACATAAGCTCGATTACTCACTCCAAGCACGCTGTAGGCAGCCAACAAACCGTATTCGTTGAGTTCGTAGCCATTGATAGCTGTACCCGCTGTGGTGCTGTAAAAGAATGGATTGCCGAATGTGTTGGCAAGTTCTCTTTGACTTGAAATTAGATAAACTTCGTTAGCATTTGCCGCTGTTGTTCCGGCTGCTACTCCAGTTCCGCTACCGCTTACCTTGTTCTCTGCTGTTGCGACCAAGATATACGGTACTGAATTTGTTGCTGCTGGTAGATAGTTACTCTCATCAATGATGCTAACTTCTACGCCTGGTGATACTAGTGCCATATCTATGTGTTCCTTTGTAAAACTGTTAATGATATTTATCGTGTAATAGCAAAACAGCCCGGTTAACCTGCCCTTAAGAAAGGTTTGCGTTAAATAAAGCTATGAATAGACCAGTTTGTGAAGCTTGTAAAAAGCGTTATGCCGCAGTTAATCGCAAGGTTAAGGGCAAAACTTATTACCGTAAAAAATGTGATAGCTGTATTCGCAAAAGTAGACAGGCAAAACCGCCTGTGCCACGTTGGGCAGAATCAGGTTATGAAAAGAAACTGGTGTGTGACAGATGTGGCTTCCGAGCCAGAAGCGGTAAGCAAACTGTGGTATATTACTTGGATCAAAATTTAAACAACTGCAACTTAAACAACTTGAGAACTGTGTGTTTAAATTGCAGTGTGGAAGTTATGCAATTGGATCTGCCGTTTAAAAAAGGCGACTTGCTGGAAGACTAGCGTCCTGCGCGATCGTGCACATACAATTGAATAATCGCATAATGAAGCACCTTTAGTAGGTCTTTGCGATTGTATCCATCTTTTTTGCCATAGCGTTGAGCATACTTCATTACATTACCAATGCAAAAACCATCACCGTGTCCTGCATCAATGATAAACTCTGTAGCCTGGAACTTGTTCAGGCTATAGTGCTCACCGTATGTAGCATCTACATACTCTTGCAGTTCACGAATAAGCTCGCCTTCGTTGTATTTGTAATCAATTTTGGGTTGTATTTTTTTACGAGTTTGAGGTTTTTCTTTCAATGTTGGTTCTACCTTGTTCATTTGAGTCGGGGTACTCCTAGGTGTTTCAATGTGTGTTGTAGTTTTAATATTTGTTGCTGGCAGTCATCCAGTGCATGATGACTCACTGCACCACGAGGCAAGTCTGGCCAGAGATTGTACACTGTTCTGGCATCCAGCACTTTGTAGTATTTGAACGGCAAGCCCATCTCATAGCTTT